ACAAAGACGTTCTCGCATTTGTAGAAGACCCGCAATTCTTAAACGTAAGTCCGTCAATGACTAAACCTTGCCGCATAATAACTGAGTAGCTTGCGGTCTGAGCGTAGTCACGATTGTCAAAGTTCGAAGGGGTGGTATTCAGGATAGATTCGCACCCCTCAGCATAAAAACCGCTGACTGTGTAATAGTTTTTTTCGCCTGAGCCCGGTGAATACCTAATTCCAAATTGACATCCAATAGCACTACACCCAATAAGACCACCAGAACCATTTAATTCCATGTCATAAGCGACACCGCCACCTCGTTGATATAAACCACCGGCAGCGACTGTTCGAACTACGAGGGTTGAAATAACATTTTTGACAATGCAATTAACCGCATAGCAGTTGTCATTTGCGGTAGTACCACCTAGCCCAGAAAGCACAATACCGTTGGTGTAAGCACCATTACCTTCAATGACTATTCCGTCAATAGTCACATCAGTGGCATTTTGACCAACAACAATTACCTGCGAATAATCGCCTCCGGATTGCAGCAATAACGTTGCGCCGGGACTACCATAGAACCTCACTCCACTTGGTATGGTTAGACTCCCGAACGGCAATGCAGCCATAGATGACTGACTAAGAAGGTATGTCCCGCCTGAAAGAAAAACCGACTTGTTGCCACTATTTAAGGCCGCCTGAATTGCCGTCGTATCATCGGTAACCCCATCCCCGACAGCACCAAAATCTTTGACGCTAACAGTCTCCCGCAGCTTGGTCTGCACGGTAGTAGCTACAGCACCAGTGCCAGACTGGATGAAGCCGACAAGAGATGAGCCATTCGATGCAGCCAACTGAGCCAGCACAGCAGCAGTCGCATCGGTGCCGCCGCCAATGTTGTCCCAGGTGCCGATGGTCGTGCCCGCGGAAGTCTTGAGAACCAGCTTGTAGTTCAGGCCGGCGGTCAACCAAATCTCAGCCGGAGGGCGGCCAGCAGCGTCCATCACCACAGGGTTGCTGTTGGGTATTGAACCCAGAGCGTCTTGATATGTGGTCAGTGGGGTTGTGGTACCTGCTGCATAGGTGTATAGCAGGCCACCAGTTAATACGTTACCGCTGTTGTCAAGAAACTGCCAACCAGCACCACCCAAAGGAGAAAGATTTACGCTCATATCAAGTCCTCATGTCGTAATGTTGTCAGTGACTGTGAGAATCACTGACGGGATTGCAGGTACCGGAGCAGCAGCCGCAGCAGCCTCGATTATGCAACCAGTGTCATCTGTGGACCACATCAATTCGAAGTAGTCATTGGCGTTCAGCTCGTCAACAAAGTTCCATGCAGCCACAGTGGCCGAACTTGAACCAGCAAGAGTAACCTTGGTGGCGCTGTTGGCAACATCTACCCCATTGATTCGATACCACACCCATACATTTTTGGCAGAAGCGCTGGCCTTGTTTAATTGCATCGAGAATTGAAAGTCATACGTCCCAATTCGATCTACATAGATCCTGGACGTAGGCGACCCAATGGTCACACCATGACTATTGTCTGTGGTGTTGAATTTCACAGCGTATGCTGTACCCGTAGCAGCAGCAGTTTGAGTAGTGCTATCGCTAAACACCCCAAAGGCTTTGCGGTCAAAATGGGGCGTGACGGCAGGGGCTATCTGCAAGGCTTCAATGACCTTGGTCAACTCGTCAATCTGCGACTGACTGACAGAGGGTGTCATCGCTGCCAAATGCGCCTGGTCGTACACCTCGATGAGTTCCCCGGATGAATCTCGCACAGGTGGACCAAGCTGGAGGTCCGTCAGCGATGTAGCGTTACTGCCGTCCCCCGTGAGTCGAAACAGGCTCAGAAAGAACCGATACCATTCCCGCGACATTAGACCTGTGCGGTCATTGATCAACGGCACCCGTGGAGGTGGTATGCTGGTTATGTCAAGTTCAGGCATTTGTACCACTCAACAGTAGTTCGCCGCCCATGATGGCGATCTTCACCGGGTCTGTCCCACTGATCTCATACACTCGGTCGCGCAGTTTGGTAGTCATACCCAGCCGACGCCAAATAGCACGCTGTCCATAGACCCCCATTTTGCCGATGGATACCCAGTGTTCATTACTCCAAGTGTGACCACCATCATCGCTCCAACGCAGCATTACTTGGGGAATCACACCCACGGTAGTCGTAACGGACGCTGTAATAGTCGAGTCGTATTCGGTAAGCAGTTCCAGTCCTGATTCAGTCAGGAGTGCGGCCAGATCGCCTTCTTCGGTGGGGTCGATACCGGATAGACCGACACCGGCTTCAATATCGAGCTGGAGACTGTGGTGGGCAGTACGCTTAAAATTGTTTTGACCTGTAGGGAGCGCACGCCAGGAGCGCATCCACTTCTGAACGTCACCGTTATCGGCGTACACATCCAAGTCGAATGCGTACACGTTACCGTTTTCGTAGTCACCGATGACCACTTCACCATTGAACGCCATTTGGCAGTTACCGCGGTGCCGGGTGTACCGACCTAAAGAAAATCCTGCTCTCTCATGCCATGCTTGAGTGGCCACATCGTACACCCATGTCGTGTCAGCCGATGGGAAGTTCAGCACATAGAACGCATGACCATCTTGCTGATAGGTGTAGGCTACAGCGTCACTAATGTCGGCATACTGTTGGATCTGCCACTCGACAGCATGCGTGCTGATGCGCTGACCCGTGTAGCCGTTGGCACGGTACACAACACCTTTGCCACGGGCGTCAGCACCCAACCAGAACAGACCATTGTCAAGTTTGGCGACAGAATATGTGGCAGCGCAACCAATCTCGTTGAATGCGCCTTGGATACGTTGGAGAGGAAAGTCCGACAAGCCGGCGTCATACCATACCTCAACACTGTTGGTACCGAATAGCCAAACTTCCCGATGGTCCACGATGGATGACACCAGATTGTCTGGGGCACCTTCAGCACTGGCAAAGTCCAATGGATCAACCGATGTACCATCCAGCAGGCTAGTAACCCATACCTTCTGGCTGTTGGGCTCAATGAATACGAAGTAGCCGTCCAGATAACCAACAGTCAATGCGCCTGGGAAGTCCGGGTCGGTGATTCGGGCAAATACATTTGTACTGGTGTTATAAATGTATCCGTCGGGGTTAGCTGCTATGAATAATTGTGTACCGTTGTCGCTCATGGACACAGGACCAGTACCGCTGATTAGCCCTAGAGATGTGGCGATATAGGACGCATCAAGTTTGTACAGTGTGTCACCCGATACGATATACCCGTAGCTCCCCACTTGCCACATCCCCCGGATAGGCCCATCACCCACGCTGGTAAGTAGACGCAGGCCAGGAGCGCGGTTCAAGAAGCCAGGCTCTTTCCCTGCTTCCGGGACAATCTCGGGGAACAGGTTAACCATCCGATTGTCGGCAGCGTTGACGCTGCGGGCAACGTATGATGAGCCGAGGATCGGGGTCTTCATTAGAAGTTACCGGCGTAGATGTTGAACCGCTGCTTGTTGGCCGCAACACCATAGGGCAGGCTCATGACGTCGCTGGGGTTATTGATGCGCTTCAAGTTGCGCTTGCTGGTCATGGCAATACGCTGCACCTGTGGCGATGGCTCAACGCCAAACTCTGGGGCGAGTTCACAGGCCAGGTTGTAGGTGAACGCTCGCAGATACCCCGGAGGAAAGACAAGATCAGTGCTCAGAGTAGCAGGCTGAGTCAGTTCCTCGATCGAAATGAAATGCCACTCAAGCGTCTGCGTCGGCTTGGGGTAAATGAACATCTCAACGTCAGGGTACGTCTCATTGACGAAGATAACCTGCGGGAACGTTGATGTAGCAGTCTTAACGGCAATACCGTCGTACTGTTCCTGATTGATGAATTTGATACCATACGACACACCACTAGGGGCCTTGTAGTACGTGGCGTCATCAAACAGTACGGGGCGATTGCCTATGAAGTCGCCAGTAGGCCCAAGAGTGCGACGGATCTCGCCTGCGGGCCAACTAAAAACCTGGTCTTGTGTGGAAAATACTGAAAGGCGCTCGGTGTTCCACGAGTCAAGCATCTGGTTGAACGCCAGAAGTGCATCTTGGCTTGTTGCCGCTGACGGGGTTTCACCCTCGGCCAAAACACCGAGTAGGCGTAATGCCCTGTTAATTTGGTCACCGGCGGTCGTTGCCATTTCAGCTTCCTTCGGATTCGTCGCTTACCGAAGTCAGAAACTCAGGAACTTCGTTGGGCTGTTCGATAGGTTGTTCGGTCACTTTGCGGGTGTACTTGCGCTTTGGTGCTTCAACCACCGGCTCGGGTGCCACCTCAACAGGTGTATCAGGATTGTAGCGCGTCCAGCCGTTTTTGACATCATGTTCCATCTCTGTTTCATTGATGGCGACTTTGGCACCGTGAACCGGGTGTACGAGTACGATGTTCATTTAGATTCCCCATAGGAAAACGGGGCCGAAGCCCCGTTTTTGATTTGCGGTGTTTAACCGCGACGGTATAGCGTCCAGGCACCCGTGCCGGTCTTACGGGCACGGAAGAGTTGAGCAGTACCCGCCGTAGCCGCAACGGTCATCAGACCGACCAGCGTCCAACCAGTACCGGCCACCAGCGTAATCACGCCAGAGGCGGAACCATCCACGTTGACGACGGAAAAGTCAAACGTGATGCCTGCTTTATCAGCGTTCAGTAGAGCAGTTTCCAGATCGGTAACAGTAGGCAGCGTGTAGTTGGCAGCAGATGCGCCGGGTGACCCCAGCAAAGTGCCGTTCAACACTTGCGCAGCAGTCAGAGTTGCAGTTACCGTTGCCGTTGCGGGCACGGGCGTTACGAAGAAATCAACCTCATTGATGTTGCCATCGCCGATTTGATAACCACCACCACCATTAGGGAGAGCCATGATAATTTCCTTTGAAACTGAATTTCAGAAAAGAGGGGTCAAAGCCCCTCGGTTCAGATTAACCCCACACGCGGCAGGCCATCTGTGGGCGGATCGTGCTGTACCCGTACAAAACATCAACACGGCAGGGCATCCGGTCGTTATTGATGTCGTACTGACGAACCACACGCAGGCTGATACCGTTATGAACAGCACGGCTTGCCATGTCCACACCTTGAGGCAGCAGCAGGTCGGCGGTCGCAAACGCGATAGCATCACGGTGGTAAGCGATGTTTTGAGCGTAGGCCGTCGAAGCAGCACCTATGAACACCACAGCCTTGCCAGACTGCGGCAGCACGTCCACGGTGGCCAGAGCGTTACTGGCCGAGTAGATCGGAGCCACAGTGATCGTACCAGCACCAGAGCCGTTCAGGGTTACATCAGCGGTAGCGACAAACTGGAACAGCGAACCAGTGGACTCACGGGTCTGCGGGTTCACAGCGAAGCAGTCAGCCACAGTGAACACGTCACCGATCTTGACAGTAGCACTGGCACCAGCGCCGGTGATAGCGATGGATGTAGCACCTTCGGTCGTCACAGCAGCCGACAGGGTACCACCAGTAGCGGTACGCGAGCCAGTGGTGAACGACTTGATTGACTGGCTCATGTTGACTTCATCGTAGCCCAGAACCTGCTCACCCATCATGCCGTTCTTGAACTGGCGGGAGATCACGTCTTGGGGGTTGAAGAAGCCAGACAAGCCGTTGACCAGCGCAGCGTTAGCAGCGGGGTTCACAGTCAAGTAGCGCGGCGACATGGTGGCAGCGTTTTCATTGAGCTTCTGTTGAGCTTGCAGCATCACCAAAGCAGTAGCGGGCGTGGTGCCAGGGGTACCAACGCTATTGCCAACCTGCTTGAACACGTTGGCAACGTCAGCATCAATAGTGGAAGCCAACTGACTGATACGAGGCTTAAGAACACGCTCTGCGAAGTCGTCCAACTGCATTGTCAGTTCGGCAGATGTGAAATTGATACCAACGTGCTTTTGCGAAGCCACGGTCAGGGTGGTGTACTGCTCGTTGTCGTCCTGAGCTTGCAGGGCGGCACCGTCAGTCACCAGAGCGCGGTCGGGCAGGCGGATACGAAGGGTAGAACCGATCTTCGCACCTTCAACAGCGAAGCTGTCGTCGTACTGGCGGTTCACGTTGCGGGTGATCACGAGGTTGTTCTCCAGAATCTCCAAATTCTTCCTGGTGATCATGTCAATGGTAAGAAGGCTATTAGCCATGATTAAAAGTCCTCATTAGCGGTTGCGGAGTGCCTGGGCTTTGGCGATTTGTCGTTGACGCTCGGCTGCGATCCACTCTGATGCACTCATGGTCTGGGTAGACCGAGGATCAGTGGTGTCAATGACACCGGGGTTCGCGGTACGGGCGCTTACCGGGCGAATCGGCTCGGGCGCAGACGTTGTTTTCTTTTGGGGAGGTTCGGCACCAAGTTTGGCCTCAATCTTCCCAATCTCACGAGCCTGCAAAAGCGGCGACAGGCGCGAGATGCGATCAGCTTCTTTTGGATTGCTGCCCAACCAGTAGGCCAGGTCAGGTCCAATATCGGACGCTTTGATTGTCTCAGCCATCACATCAGTGACTCGGAGGTTCGGGTTGTAAGCGACTTGTTCAAAGTCATCATACTTAGCCCGAGCATCTTCTTCACGTTCCGCATAGGCATCTTCAATCTGGGCACGTTGCTTTTGGAGTTCTCGTTGCGCGATCAGTTCTTCGGCCTTACGGACTGCCAATGCTTCCGCATAAGCTTCCGTGGAATCAAACTGGTCAGCGGGCGGTAACTCGGATGGCACCGACTGCGTTGCTTGCCTTTCGGCCAACTTCGCTTGCTGCTCACGTTCCCACTTACGTTGCTCTCTTGCAAGGCGCTTGCCAATCATCGCATCGAGTTCGGCCTGAGTGAATTTCTTTTCCTCATGCTGCTCAGTGCTTTGGTCAGCGACTTCCGGCGCAGTTTGTGCCTGATCCGTGGTGGCCGTCACCTCGGGGGCTTGCGCGGAGTTTACTTCCGCTAGATTTTGGACTTCTTCAGTCATTTCGTGTTCCATTGGAACCCCGGTGAACCTCGCCGGTACGGATTCTTTAATATATCACGGGAATCTAATAACCGATACAGTAACTGTACGAGTAGACCCATACGTGTGAGCAAATTGGATGGCGTTGCCGGAAAGAGTCAATGCGCAACCATAAACAGTCGAATTTGACACCGATGTGAGCAACGGTACATTGTTAGAACCATCGTAGAAATTAGCATATAGTGCGTAAGAACCAAGTCGAGTCCCACCAGCATCGTATACACAAATCATTCCAGATTGTTTGACACCAGCTAAATCAAAAACGGTAGTTGCCACACCCGTGGGTACAGACACTGTAGTGGATTGCGCAGTAATCGGACCTTGCATCTTGT